TTTCCTTGGGCGGCGCAACGTTCAGAGCAGCGTTCGACTGTGTCAGCTCGTTGAGGCGATTCACTTCCACGGCCAACTGGCTTACATCATTAGCGCCAGCAGCCTGGCCATTGTCGGACGACGGCCCCTCGATCACGATCTGGACCGGCAGCGCGCCTGCGCTCGTGTATTGAACTGCCCGCAACAACTCTTCCATCTCACTTGTCATCTGACATCTCCTTTGTCACCCACTGATCGAGCAGGCAGAACGCGTCAACCTTCTTCGCCGGCATCTCTTCAATCCGGCCTAAATCACCCAGAAGCTTTCGAGTTTGATATTCCTCAATCAAAGCCGTGCTCTCTCCGGTGATCACAGACTTCGGGCATGAGGAAACAGCAACGTCCTTGCGGATCCAAACTGGGCGATCGCTCTGTGCACTCATTCCCGGGAGGAACCCGCAACGACGCTTTTGCTCCAGGCCCTGCTTTCGGCACGTATCGCACTTCCACGCGGCCTGGTTCGCGAAGAGAAAATGGAAGGCGACTTTTAGTTTTTTCTTTCTTCCTCAGAAAGCGAGCATTCGCGCTTAATCGCGGCGACAATCTCGCGGCACAATGATTCTGGCCCCGCTGCGATCAGCCGATCGGTGTCTGCCTGAGCGCCATCGATCTCGAGACCTTCAACCGACATCAAGGCCCAGCGAAGGTACAGATCATCGATCTCCGCCGCAAGCAGGGCAGCGTCTACCCGGTCCGGCGCTCCGCTGCCGGCCAACGCGAAGTCGAGTCGGCCTGATAACTCACGAACACGCCGCATCAATTCGATGCGGCGGCCGAAAGTCATGCGGGCGATTTTGAATCGTACTCCGCGGGCAGATGTAGAATCGAACGTTCTTGAGCTTTCGTATTGCATGACGATCCTCACCCGAACGCGATGACCATTTCGTCATCGCTAGTTCCCTGGGCTCTGCAACCCGAGAACTTCCAGCGAACGCGCGTCTCTGCGTCGTCAAACTGCGGTGTTTCGGGCACCACACTTTTGAGGTACACGCCGAACATCTGTCCCTGCTGATCGCCGAGCTGAAACATTGCGCTGATCGGAGATCGTTGCCGAGAGGCCTGATACAAGCTCTTAGTGCTGTCCTGATCAGTGCTATACAGCTCGAAGTCAAGACTCACCGCGCGGACGCCTGGAGCGATGCATCGGATCACACTCGACCCGAATTCTCGATTCCGAACGTCGATGCCGTTGTCCAATGAGAGTTCGGCGGCCGTAAGCGAGTAAAAACGATCCGGCATTACTCCAAGCCAGGCTTGGCCGATATGACCCGGAACGATCGTGTAATCAAATCCATCGATCTCCGGTTCTGCCGGAAACTCCGTCAAATCACCTTGTCCACTTGTGAAACTCACACTATCGAGGACATCCTGAGCCGGTCCCGAAAATTGAAACTCATGGAAATCGGAGTTGACGACAATCTTCATTTCGTCCACCACCGCGCCGCAAAGAATGCGGTGTAGCGAAGACGCGGGAGACCAGTAATCGAAAATACTCGCACTCGGCAGCGACTTACCGAGTGTGTACGTGATGGTGGCGCCGGTGCGAGCGCCAGAACCAGGAGCCGACGTCAACGGAGCGTTCAACTCGATTGTCTGGGGATCGCTGACCGCCGAAACGAACCGGAGATCATTTCCGACTGTGACAGCCTGGCCGGCGACAAGCCCGTGAGTCGAATTAAATCGTAGTTGGTTTGTCGTTGAGGTCTCCGCCAAAGCCAGTCCGGGATGCACCCTGGGAGCTGCGCCCATCGCCGAGCGGAACAACGGTCCGTAACCTGGCTGTTCGTTCGTATCGTTCCAAGCGGTGAGATACGTTCGTAGCGAGTATTCCGTCTTCTTGCGAAGGCCAGTCGGCAGACCTGCAAAACTACGCCCCCCAACTTTGTCTTTGCGTTGCGGCTTCTCTACCGAGTGCTTCACGTTCAGCTTCACGGCAGGCAATCGGTTGGCCTTGGATACGACCGGCGTTTGACCGTAACTGGCTTCGGGCCCGGCGTAGAACCGGTTTTCATTTGATGATATGTAACAAGACATTGTCCTTACTCCACACTTACGTTGACAGTTAGATCTAACTTGGCCGATTGCACGAAGTTCTTGCCTCCGCGTTTGATCGCGCCGAACTGAATCTCGTATCCGCCGGTGTAGAAAACCCCGGCGCTCCATTGACCACGCTTTTTGTCCAGCACATCCGTGACAGCTTCCACATAGGTCTGCAGCAGTGGCTGCAACTCGTCCATGTGTTCATGCGATACCCGGATTTCCACAGTGAGTTCCGCTCGCCCCGAAAACGTCCGAAACTTCTCGCGAAGCTCGTTGACGATCTTCGAGCAATAAACGTACACCACGGGATACCGAACACCCGACGTCTTTTCTGCGATCTCAGCAGCAACGTTCCGTTCCAAAATGTCGGCGGCTGAAATCTGCGGAACCCGAATCTCCTCCGTCAGGATGAGCTGCCCGACCTTATCAGGAAGCCCCTGCTCACCGCTCAAGTGTTTGGTTAGAGCGGAAGTAACCATGCTGCTGATTCGCGCCATCTTTATCCTCGATTCAGTTGCCCGGCGCCACGGACGTAATAGTCGGGTCCACTCGGCTCCACGCCGGACAGATCGGATCGAAGCGTCACTGCTTGCGTCCAGCTGCTCATGGGTGAGATGGCCGAATCGTTCTGACGCCGAACTACACCTTCCGACGTGCCAATAAACACATGCCAGCCCAGAGCATTGGCCGGCGCACTGGGAGGAGTTACGGTGATGCTTCCACCGGCCACATCCATCAGTACCGGAGCATTTCGCTCACTAACATTCCCCGCAAGATGCTGCCATGCGATTTGCACATAGTAAGTGCCCGCTGGCAGGTCACCCAACGCGGAAGTCGACACAGACGGCTTCTCAGCTCTGCGAATGGAGATGGAAGTCACCCCGACACCGTTGTAGAGGTACCGCATCAATCCGCGTTCGCTGGCTTTAGCAAATTCTCTCCAGCGCCCGAGATAGCGATCGTTCAAGTGTGTGTTGTACGCATCGCGATACACGCTTGCCAACGTATGATCGGCAAGCAGGTCCTTCAATTGCTCAGTAACGACTACGTTGTCGAGCCCAAGTCCGACGCCGCGACTCATCAGAAAAGACGAAATCTCGTATCCAATCTCCCTCTGGGCAATGGAAAGCTTCGAGCTAAGTTCGATCCCTTCCGTGCTGGCGACGTCGAGAACAAGATTGTCGTGTTCGCGCAATTCTGCGATCGTCAATACCGTTCCATCGGTGAACAACATGGGATTCAGCCTTTCTCAGAACGCTGCTTCACGACTCGGTTCGGCTGATCGGAAACAACCGTGAACTGAATCTTGCTGGCCAGCGCCGCCTCTTCGATCGCGGCGAGCGCCTCGCGAGTTGCTTTCAGGAAAGCCGCGCGCTCTTCAGCAGTTGCCTGCCGCGCCTTCCCATCAACGATGAGCTGCGCAGCGCTCGACCTGCTCACTTCCGTCATCCGTCCCGCCTTCCCACCCTCGGGAGTCTCGAGACTCACAATCACAACGTGAGCGTCGGAAAGGTTGCGCTCAGTCTCACGGACCTTCTGAAAATACGCTCGGATATCCATCCTTCTTCTCCTCTTGCGAACGACCAAAAAAGAAGGGGCTCGGACAGTGCGCCCGAGCCCCAACCGGACTAGCTACGAACCTGAACTCCGTGATTGTTGCGGAGAACGGCGCAGCCGTAGAGCACGTCGACCGTGAACTGCTGTGCCAGCGTGTTCGGCGCATAGCTCATCAACACGCGAACACCGAAGTTGCCCATTTCGGCATACTCAGCGATCGCGCCAGTGCCCGGCAACGGTTGCGGCAGCCGGCGGGTAACCAGGCCGATCGCGTTGCGCGAAAACGCCATGTTCTGCGTGGTCACAGGCGTCATGCCGGTCTTCGGCACGAACTGTGAGCGGAACACGTAGAAGTCTTTGATCTTGCCGACGTTGCCGTCGACAAGGGCGCGGAGGCCAGCTTCGCCAGCGCTGCTGTACTCGCTGAAGCGCGGGATCTGACGAAGAGCGGAATAGGCTGACCCGTCAACGATGAGGTACTTTGGCGAGCTCGCCGGAACCTTAGCATTGAACAGCGCGGTCTCGGCAAGGTCAACGGTCGCTTCCGTCAACGCCGATCCACCAGTGCCAACTGCTGAGTTCGCGGTGAACTGCGAATAAAGATTCAACAGATCCGACTCGATCTTCTCAGCGAGCGCGATCACTGCCGGCTGCATATAAAGCTTCAGCAGATCCGGCACCGCCAGAACTTTGGTCACGTCGGGAATCTGGAACGTTGCTTCGGCATGCGTATTGAGCACGATCGAAGCGTTGCCGACGTTCGGATTCTGCGCAACCACAGAACCACCTTCGGCGATGTTGTTTGCGACCAGCGTCGGGGGGATCGGCACATTGACCGTATCGCCCGCCTGGGCCAGCGTGGGCTCGAAGTCACGGTTGACCAGGTTGCCCATAACCATGTTGCCCATCAGGGCAGGAAGCGCGTCTACCGCGACCAGTTTCACAATCGCGTTTGCCAAGTTGGCTGAAGTGATGATGGCCATCTACTTATCTCCTATCTTTCTTTCACTTACACTTTGAAGGCCGCCAGACACACCTCGACTTACAACAGGTTTCGAGTAAGTTCGTTTTGTGAGTCTTGGGGCCGGGTTACTACACGCCGCGAATCGTCTGACTTGCGATGCGCGCGATCTCGCTCCGGACCTTATCGAGCTCTTCAGCGCTCATGCCCGGCCGGATCTTATCAAGGTCGACCGTGCTCGTCGCAATCTGAGCCTTGTGGCCCGATCCCGCGCCCGATCCACCTGGAATTCTTCCCGGCAACAACTCCGGGTTTTCATTCAGAAATGAAGTCAAATACTCGCGCATTCCCTGTTCGCCGTTGTCGGTCTTCGCAACCAGACGGCCATCGGTCGTACGCTGAATGTCTTCTTTCACGGCTTTGTAAGCCAGGTCGACTTTCGCGACCCCCAGCCTCTGCAGCTCCGCTCGAATTGAAGCCGAGCGTTCCATTTCTTCCGCCATCTCGCGGCTGCGTCGATTCTCCTCGACGAGATCGTTCAATCTTCGTTCGAGTTGTTCCCGGCGCTTCCGCTCTTCGACCAGCTCCACTTTGTAGGCCGGTTCCGATTTCGTCTGCTCCATACGCACGTACTCCTCGAGTGCGTTGCGTACGATTGTGCGAACGTCAACTTTGTCGTCCGCCTGAGCCCCACCGTTTGGCGCTTTTTCTTCCATAAACCTCTCCTATCCCCGGACAGCTATTGGCGTCCGAAACTTGCATCGATCTCCATCGATATACGGTCCTTCACTTCCTGGCGCACATCGCAGAGGTACTTATACGCGAGTCGTTTCATAACCTGGCGCTTCAACGTCGGGGAATCGATCCCCAGCGACAGCAGGCGTTCCGCGTCTTGCAGATCGGTGCTAAAGTCGCGAATGTCGAAATCGTCCAGACCGGATACGTCGACCTGCACGCCATCCAACCGTGCAGACTCAACCGCGCGCATAATTCGCTTCACCACGTCTTTGACCGCGTCCCCGTAAGCCCGCAGGACTTCCTGTGTAATAGCAAAGTCGCGCAACTTACTAAGTCCCGATTGCGCGGACGCTGGTGTCTGACTTCCACCGGCCTGGATCATCAGGTAGCAGACCCGATAGATCTCTTCCTGCAGCCGGCTGAGATTCTCCGACGCAATTTCGAAGACATGTCCTTCGGGCTCGGTCCACCCAAACCGATCTTGTGGGCCGAGTTGGATGTAGTAAGCCTCACCGACAATCTGATTCCACGGCCGTTCACTGTAAATGACAGGCGTCGCGAACAGTCCCATGGTCAAAGCCCAGGAAAGCGCGTTCGACTTATTGAAGTGTTCGAGTTGTAGCAAGCCGGCCTTGTTCATCAACCAAAGCCCATCACTGACCTTCAGCTCAAACAGCGGCACCCGCTGTTGACCCGCAAGAGCATGCAAGCCCTCATCGACTAACTCAACATGCGAATCACGCTCTGCGCCTTGACGATAGACCTTATAAGTCGTCCGGTCGAAATACCGCCAGATCGTCTCCTTCTCAAACGTCGGCGTCTCGGGACTCGCCTTCCGTAAATACTCATTCCGAAGCACAATCCACTCGAACGAACCGCGTGAATCGAGGCTCCAATTGATCAGGTTTTCGGCCTGATAGTCGACCAGGTACGCGCGAGAGGCCCCCATCAGATCTTCCTCCGCACGGCTACCCGGCTGGGCAGCACACTTGGGGAAATCGACTAGCGTGTACGACACGCCGCACACGAGCGCTTCAATCAACTGTTTGCGAAAGAAGTCGCTGAGATTCGTCCCTTTCAGATCGCAATCTTCAGCAAAATCGGCGAAGAACTTGCGTCCGTTTGGAACACCGCCTTCGATGTGAAGCTCCGGTTCACGCCGAAACAGCGTCGCGGCATACCAGTCGATGATTGAGCCGCAGTAGTTCTCGTAGAAAACTTTGCTCAGCCGCTCAGCGTAAACATCCCCCGGCTCCTTTTGCCGTGGGGTCAAATACTCGGATGCGTTCGCCTTTAGCTGCTCGCCGCCTACATACAGGTCGCGATACTTGCGCCACATCGACTTCCGGGCCTTGTAGTCCGGATGCTCCAGATTAATATTCTGCAACGTCGTTCTCCTTAGAAAAGCCTGTGCGGCTGCTCGCCATAACTCACCGGCAGGCGCGTCTCTTGCCACACCAAATAACCGAGCGCGTCTGACAGGTGTGTCCGTTTCGGATCGCGCTCTTTATCGATTGAGGTCGTGCCCGGCTTCCACACGACTTCCTCAAAATCCTTAATCAACTCTTTGCACTGCGGCGCGATGCGCATCTGAACGTCACCCGTCGCCGTTCGCAATTTCGCGTTCACCATCAGCACCCGATCCCGAACCGCCGGATTCGACTTCGGCACGCGATAATCCACCGACCTCAACGGCGTGCGCAGAAAGAAGTCACGCATCATCTGAAAGTCAGTCGTCCCGCTCGTCTTCAGGTTGTTCCCCGAAGCGTCTCCGTAGATCACCAGTCCGGCGCCCAAATACCTCTGAAACCGTTGGTAAAACTCATGGCACGCCTCGTAAGTTGCCGCTCGTGACATCACG